GGGTGAAATAAAAGATGTTTTGGATTTTAGTATTACAGCAGTTAAATCAATAAATGAATTATTCAAAAATATTGGTCTTTTGAAAAAATTTATTGATATTACAAATCCATTTCAACAACTTAGAATTTTTAAAAAACAACTTGAAACCCAAAAAGACATTAATAAAACTGCTGAAGATACAAAAGATACATCTAAAAAAACTAAACAAGAAACACAAGAAACAACTCTTGCTTTTGAAAAAATGATCACACCTACTGATCTTTTAAATCAAAATCTTGGTCAAACAAATTTTTTTGTTGGTTCTATAGATAGTAAAACTTTGAAATTATCTGAGAGTTTTGTAAACATCACAAGTGAAGCAGATCAACTAAAACAAAAGTTCATGGAGATTGGTCAAGCTGTAGAGCAAGGCATTGTTTCTAACCTTACTGATGCTGTAATGGGAACACAGACACTTGCACAGGCAGCAATAAATGTTTTAAATCAACTTAAAATAAAACTTGTAGAGGTAGCAATACAAAGGGCTGTTTCTGGAATAGGAAATAGAGTTGGTGGATTTTTAGGTGGTTTGTTTGGTGGTAGAGGTGGCGGAGGCGGAGGCGGTCTTGTTGGAAATACTGCGTCTAGTTTTTTAAGTGGTGTTGCAAATCCTTTTGCAAGAGCAAATGGTGGCCCTGTTTCTGCTGGTGGTGCGTTTGTAGTTGGTGAGAAAGGCCCAGAATTGTTACAGATGGGTTCAAGAGGTGGCAATATTATTCCAAACAATCAACTAGGAGGAGGCACAACTAACATTGTTAATGTTTCCGTTGATGCGTCTGGTTCTGCTGTATCAGGTAACAATCAAGATGCACAGGCACTAGGTAATGTAATAGGGGCTGCCATTCGTGCAGAACTTATTAAAGAAAAACGTGCAGGGGGTTTATTAAGTAGGTAATGGCAACTTTTCCATCAATCCAGCCAACATATTCTGGCTTCAGAAAAACAAGTTCACCAAAGGTAAGAACTACAGCTTTAGGTGATGGCTACCAATTCAGAGCTTTATTTGGCCTTCCTTTGACACAAGACCCAAAAGTATATGATCTTACTTTTGTAGTGTCTGAGGAACAATCAGACATCATAGAGGCTTTTCTTAGAGCAAGAGTTTTTGATCAAGCAAGTTTTGACTTTACCCCACCAGCCGAAGGATTTATTAAAACAGGCACTTATTCACAGTCATCATCTACCACTGTGACAATAACAATTTCAAACCATGGCCTTGCTATCGGTGATGTCGTAACTATTGACTATACATCTGGCTCTGCTGTTGATGGTTCTTTTGTTGTTGCTACAACGGCTGATGATAATACTTTTACTGTGACTGCTGCGGCAAGTGCAACAAACTCAGGGAATGTTTCTGTAACTTTATCTGGTACTGGTAAATTTATCTGTAAATCTTGGTCAAAACAAATCCCATATAATAACAGGTCTATAATCACAACAACCTTTGAAGAGGTATTTGAACCATAAATGGCAATCCCTACCGCAGAACTTCAATCTTTATCTAATAAATCAATAATAGAGTTGTATTCAATAACTCTTGTTTCTGCATTGCATGGTTCAACAAATGTAAGTCGCTTTCATTCTGGTGTAGGTATGAATAGCAACGCTTCAATAATATGGCAGGGCAACACATACGACAAGTTTCCAGTCATTGCTGAAGGGTTTGAATATACAGGAAAAGGAACACTGCCAAGACCTACTTTAACTGTATCTAATATTCTTGGAACCATTACAGCATTGATGGCAACAGCAAACGCTACAACACCATTTAATGACTTGCAGGGGGCAAAATTTATAAGACATAGAACAATGGCACAATTTTTAGACGCTGCAAACTTTCCATCAAATCAGAATCCATTTGGTACTCCATCAAGCACAACAGAATTACCACAGGAGATATATTTTATTGATAGAAAAGTTGTAGAAAATAGAGAAATAGTACAGTTTGAGTTGGCTAGTGTTCTTGATTTGAACAATATTCGTTGTCCTAAATTACAAGTAACTAGGAAAGATTTTCCTTCCGTTGGCACTTTTGTAAACGCATGAATTGGAAAGAGCAAGCTGCCATACACGCTGATGAACAGGCTCCTAAGGAGTCTTGTGGACTGTTGGCTATTATCAAAGGCAAAGAAACTTACTGGCCTTGTGAGAATCTTTCAGAGTCACCAGATGAGTTTTTTGTTATAGATCCAGATAATTGGGCAGATTGTGAAGATGAAGGAGAACTTATTGGAATAATTCATTCTCATGCTTATGGATCTGCCTTACCATCTGAAGCAGATAAAGCATCTTGTGAGCATCTTGGTTTACCTTTTTATATTTATAGTGTTGAGCAAAAAAACTGGGTAGATTTTAAGCCATCTGGTTATACATCTGGTTTGTATGGCCGCACATGGATTTGGGGCAAGCATGACTGTTGGAGTTTAATAACAGATTATTTTTTAAACAAAAAACAAATTAATTTAAAATTTTGGGAAAGACCAAAAAGTATAAAAACTTTCTGCGAAAATCCATATTTTGAAAAAGTTTTAACTGGCTCTGGTTTTAAAGAAGTTTCTAAAGATAATATTATTAATGATGATGTTTTGCTTATGCAAGGTCCAGATGAAAAGTTAAATCATGTTGCTTTATATATTGGCGATCAAACAATATTGCATCACAACATTAGACAGTTGAGTTGTAGAGAATTATATGATTTAAGATATATAGAGGCCACAAAAAAGGTTTACAGATATGAAGCTTAAAAAAATAAAAGTTTATGGCAGATTAAGAAAGTTTCTTGGGCAGTCGTATTTTGAAGCGGCTGTTGCAAGTCCAAAACAGGCATTTCATTTTTTGATTGCAAATTTTCCAGAGGTTGAAAATCACATGATGAATCAGTTTTATAAAATAAAAATGGGCGGTATGAATATTACAGAGGATTTGTTAAGTTTACAAAGCGATGAAGATATACAGATTATTCCTATTGCTATAGGTGCAAAAGGAGTTGTGATAGGTGGGTTATTAACTGCTGGTGGTTCTGCCGTTGCTGCAACAGCTTTTGGAGCAACATTAGTTGGCGGCATAGCTGCAACTGCATTAACAACGATTGGAACAAATATGTTAATTAACGAAGCAACGCAACTTTTAATGCCACAACCTGACATTCCAACTGGTGTTATGGCTGATAGCTTTTCACAGAATGATCCTACTTTTCAATCTTTTGGTTTTGGGTCGATTCAAAACGTATCTAGGGCTGGTGTCCCAATTCCAATAATATATGGAGAAGTTTTTACAGGATCAGTTGTAATTAGTTCTGGTGTTGATACTGTACAAGCGGAGGGAACAACATAATGGCTACAGCATCTGGAAGTTTTGGTGCAATTACTGACTTGCTTGGAATTAAAAATCCAGATTTGCCCAAAGATGCACTTCAATCAAAACAATTTCAAACGCTGATTGAATTACTAGGTTCAGGAGAGATAGAGGGGTTTCCAAGTGCTACAGGTAGTAAAGGTTCGACTGAATATAATATTTCAGCATTAAAAGATGTATTCCTTAACGGAACTCAGGTTTTACAACAAGCGGCTGGCACAAGTCCAAATGATGAGGATTTTAACTTTCAAAATATTACTTTTGAACCTAGATTTGGAACTTCAGACCAAACAGCAATATCTGGTATATCAGAGACAGAATCAGAAACAAGTGTAGGTGTAACAGTAACACAATCAACACCAGTTTCTAGGCAGATAACAAATACGAATATTGATGCGGTAAGAGTTACTCTTGGTTTTCCTACATTGCAAAAGTTTGAAGATAATGGCGATATAAATGGTGCTGAAGTTGCTCTTACAATTCAAACAATAGAAAATGATGGCACAACAACAACTGTTATAACCGACACTGTAAAAGGAAGAACTGCAAGTACATATTTCAGAGATTATAAAATCAATCTTCCATCTGGCACTAGTTTTCCTGTCACTATCAGAGTAAATAGAACCACAGCAGACAGTACAGAAGCTACGCTTCAAAATAGTTTTCAATGGTCATCTTTTACAGAAATAATTAACGAATCAAGAGCCTATGCAAATTTTGCTCATGTAGCTTTACGTTTTGATGCTGAAACCTTTCCAAATCAGCCCAGACGTATGTATAGAATTAGAGGAACAAAAATAAAAATACCGCATAATGGGGTTGTAAGGGCTGATGGTTCTATAAGCTATAGCGGTACATTTAACGGAACTTTTAAAACAGATAAAGAATATTCAAATGA